GCAAAGGAAGAAAAAAGCGAGGTCAACGAAAAGGCTTATGGCTCAAGGTCATACGGCTGGGAAATAAGAAAAATGAATATACACGAACTTCGGAAAACATTGCAAGGCAAAGGTTTCAGAAACCTTGATAAAATAGACCTTTTTAAAATGCGTCGTATATGGCTTGCTTATTCTTATGAATCCATGTTAATGAACGTGCATCACCTGACAGACTTCCCCGTTTCCATGATCTATTCCTTTTTCATCATCGAGGCAACGACCTCAGGCGTTGAAACCGAACTTTGGAGAAAACACGCCAACGCTGGCGGCGTGAAGGCTTTGAAAAATCAAAAGTCGGTTACTTACAAAACACGGGAGGTCATTCGCGGACGTGATAAGTACATTCGCGCCAAGTTCATGAGCGCAAGTTCCACGGAAGAAGGAATGAAACTTTGGGCGGGTGTTTTGAACTCAGGAAGATACGCGGAATGTAAGAAGGCAAATTACAAGATTAAAGGAATTAAGTTGTATGAATCTATCTGTAAATGCGTGTATAAAAGTGGCTATCATACCGATAGAGATTATAAATTTCGCGCTTCATTAATGGCTGAGTTCTGGGAGTTGAAAAAGAACCATTACCCATTGAAAGGCAAAAGAGACGAATTTTAAATTATTTTGTATTTATTTTTGTAAATATTTTTTTGTTTAAATATTACTTTGTATATTTACATATCGAAAGAAACAAACGATATTTCACACAACAAAAACAAAACAAAATGACAGCTTTAAATTACTCAGCACCAAAAAATGAATTAAGATCTTCTTTAAAGTCTTTAATGACTGTAAAAAATGACAAGCCAGTTATCTTCAAAAAAACTGCAAATAAATTTTTTGCAGAAAATGGCATTGAATTACAAGACGCTCCAATGGTTATCGTAAAAAATGGCATTTATTATCACTTGAACCACACATGTTACAATGGCTATAAGGGAAGAAAAATCGAAAATGCTTGGTACGCTCCAATAGTTGACGTACAGGAAGAAGTGGCATCTGCGCCACTATCTGCAAAAGAGGTTTTTAACTCAATCAATTTTATTAACCCAACAAAAAATCATGTTAGTTCTGTTGGCTCTTATGTAAGTGAGGCAAGATTAGAAGCAATTGCAACAAAAGTAAATGAAATCAAATCTTACCTTCCTGAAGGATCTTTGGCTCTAAATATTTTAACAAGCCAGTCAACATTCACAGATAAGCAACTTTGGGTTATTGCTTATGCGCTTGTAAAAACAAGCTACCGTCCATCTGCAACAAAGAAAGCAGATAAAAACGAATTGCCAACACGCCGCTTAAAATACGTTGACGGCAAATTTTTCACCGAAGAAATTGTTTACGCTTAATAATTGTTTTCACAGGGCAGCGCCCCCCCCAGCTGCCCTTATTTTTTACACACAACAAAAAACAAATTAATCATGGAAAAAAATTTCAACAATTTACAATTCAAATGGACATTTGAATCAATTTCGGATAACATTCCCACAATTATGCTTTTAACAATCGTTTTAACTTATGGCATTAACGCCTACCTTACCGCTATCTTTTTACCCATTGACTTTTGGCTTGCGATCATTGCTGCCAGTATCCTTCAACTCGGACGCTTTGCCGTTGTTTTCATGGACTTCCTGAACCCCACCAAAGGGCGAAGTACCTACCCTCCAAAGATTGCACTGGGCGCGACGCTTGTCGCATTGGTTGAAATCTTTTTCGGGTTGCAGGAAAAGTACGAAGGAGGTGAATTTATCACCATGTTTCTTTTTGTTGGGACCATCGTTGTTTTCGGTTACTTACTTGAAATAAACTTTGTTGACAAAGGCGTTGAGGCTTATGGCATCAATGCACCTGAGCCAAAACCAAAGCGTAAAAGGAAACCACGCGTAAAGGTTGAGGCAAAAGAAAACAATGAAACCACGGGAACAACGGCAAAAAACTTTGTATCTTCATTTAAAACAATAACTTTATAATCATGATAAAAGAATTTGTAAATTATGAAATAGCTTTGGCACTTAAGGAATTGGGATTTGATGAACCTTGTTTTACATATTATTATAATATTACTGGTAAATTAAGAACAAATTTATCTATAGATATAGATAATGATATGAATTACATGCTTAACAAAAAATTAGGAATTATTTTAGCTCCGACATTTTCTCAATCACTTAGATTTTTTAGAGAAAAATACAGGTTAGAAGGCGCAATTTATAGGCTTAATTTTAAATGGGCTTCTCAAGTTTTTAATATTGAAACAAGTACATATTGCTTTGTACCTGAATTGTTTGAAACTTACGAAGAAGCTGAAATTGATAGTTTAAAAAAAATGATTAAAATGGTTAAAAACAAATGAGGACACTGATAGGCGTTGACCCAGCGTTAAGATTAAGCGGCATGGCGGTTTGCATCATTGCAGACCGCACCATGATTTTTAAAAAGTATAAAAGGTTTGCTGATTTCATCGGAGACGTTATAACCTGGGTGGCATACGAAAACCCCATTGTTCTTGTTGAAGATTCAAGCCTCCAGAATCTGACTTTTAATAATTCAACAAACCGCGCGATCCTTTCCCGTTTGTCCCGAAATGTTGGCATGAACCAAGCCGCTTCGCGAATTGCTTATGAATGGATAAAGAAACACGATATTGAAGCTTACAATATTTCCCCTGAGGCAAAGGGGAAAAAGTTTAATAAAGATATATTTATGAAAGTTGTCGCAAGCGAGCGACTGAAATTTGAACCAGATTTTAAACCAGCCAAAATAAGTCAAGACGAAATCGACGCTTTTTTCCTTGCGCTTATGGCAAAAAATTATATTAAAAGATGATTTATATATGTAAAAATTGCAGCTCTGAATCAAACAACATGAATCTCGGAGAGTACTGTGAAGATTGTAAGGATCTTACAAGGGAAAAAACGATGCCTCAGAAAAGAGAATATACGCATGATTTGATATGGAAAAAGTACCTGGAGGATAAATGCCCTGTTTGCGATGGTAAAGTAGATTCTGATTCTCAATATTCTCACACCGAAAATGGCGGTAAATGTATGGCAAAGTATTTTGCTTGTGACAGCTGTTTCAGCCGTTATACCGTTGGATACAACAGAAGCCGTCACCCAATAATGTGCGAAATAACATATAACGCTGTACACAAATAAAACAAAGACAAATGAAAAATAACGAATTAACAGACGGCTTAACCAATGAACAATGGAAGGAGGCGCAAAGATGTTTCAACGCGCGCCCGAAGCCTGTTCGCTTTGCAGATACGGTAAATAGCAAACAATCCGTGATAAATTTTTACTTGAATCCTTTGATTCCTGAGACGATGCCTGCCTATCAATCAATGAATAAGGAAAGAATGATAAGCATTTGTTACCAACTTTATCATGCAAAGGAAACCGATACTTTAAAAGAATCAGCCGCAAGGCTAATAAAACTTATAATTGATTGATTACTAATTTGTTGAATTGTTGATGTGTATATCGGGGCTGGCATTTGAACCAGCCCTTTTTTATTTAAAAGATTACCCCTTGCGTCTTCGCGTAATCCACGACTGCCCGTGCATGAGACAAAGCCAACGTATTTTGAAACACAGGGTCAAACATCATTAAAGCATCATGGTAATTTGTAAAGAAGCCGTTTTCGCTTAAGACCGCTGGCATATTGGTTTGGGTAATGACAAAGAAACTTTCCTCCTTGTCCTTATCGCCATCCGTGGTATCCATGCGATAAACCCATTTTGGAAAAGCCTCCTGAACCTCTTTAAACAAGAACTCCGCGTAAATGTCCGACCTTGTTTTACCTTTGCTCGTGAACACCTCAAAACCCCTTGCATTGGGCGACGTTGCCGCGTTGCCGTGAATGCTGAGGTACAACGAATCTTCGTAATTTTGAGCGTTAATATTTGCCTTCGCCACGCGCTTTGTCAATGAAATATCCAAGACAGGATCGTAAACGCGGACCACGGAAAATCCCCAGTCGATTAAATACTGCTCAATCTTTGCCGCAACTTCCCTGTTGAACACGCCTTCAAAGAACCAACCGTAACCGTGAAACTTTGCATTGTTATGCTGAGCGCACTTTGACGGATACGTGGTGTAATTGTAAGGTAACTTTTTCTTTGCGTCAATGCCTCCATGACCCGCGTCAAGGAAAACACAAAATTTAGATGCTTTCATATTTTGATATTTTTAAGGGCGATGCAAGTCAATGCACCGCCCTGTAAAACGCATAAGGTAGCGAATCCTGCTGCGCCTATTTCTTTATAGCTTGAATCCAATAAGTGCAAAAGCTGCAGAAACCAAAGAAAACTTAGGAGGTAAATTTACAGAAATTTCCTTCCCAGCGCATTCCCTCGATGTCTCCTTTATTTTGTCCCAAATGATTTGAGCAAGTTGGATATATTCGCGCCAGGTGAATTTAACTTTGTTGCCCTCAAGATGAACGTTTATTTCCGAAGCAAGCTCCGCAAAGTTCATTGAGTAACAAGCCACGTCACCCATTGGTGACTTTATCCCATCTGCATTTTTCAATGCCTCTTTTAAATTAGTCTGCATATTATTTATTTTAACGATTAAAAAAACGTGTGATTAAAACGCCAAGGTTTACGCCTGTTATGCGTTTAATATTTTCCGAAATAGAATAAAGCTCCACCGTTGCAATTAAGAACGCCGCCATGTACGTAATGTTGAATGGAAGGCTAAACGTATTCCTTGCACCCTCGAATATCAGGATGCCACAAAAATATACTACTATCTTTTCCATTGTACGATAAAGGCCTTTGCTATTTATCTTCTGTTGCTCCTTCTTTGCCGCAAGGATTCCCGTCGCCATGTCCGCAAAAACAACGAAAATTGTAAAAATCAAGAATCCTTTAATCGGTATGAAAAATGAAAATATCCAGCCGCAACAAATAGCGTATGTTATCTTCTCCCATCCAAGATGCAAAAAGTTTATTAAGGTTGCTTTCATTTAGTTGGTTTTAACTGCCTCAAAATTATTTTACCATCCTGTGAAATATACCTATTTTTTGCCTCCTCCCAATATAAATCAACAAATTGACCTAACACTGGATAACTAATTAATCTTATGGCAAACTTTGAAAATACAATAGCATTTTTTGGCGTTGAACCTTCGACAATGTACCTGAATGCACTTGTATTTTTATTGTAATTAAAGTCAACAGCTAACGTTGTTCCAAGTGACGTTATCTGCCATTTGTTATCTGTGTAAAATGCCTCATTGTTTTTTAAAATGGTATCCAATGGATTTTTGCCTGTTAATTCTTGAATGTTATTATTCTCTCTTATGGCTGCCGTTGTTTTCCTTCCGAAGTCATAATAAGCAATTACCT